AGTTAATATGTGTTTTAACTTAGGTGCAAATCGCCTAGGTAAATTTAGAAATATGCTATATGCATGTTCTGTAAGTGATTGGGAAGAAATGGCACGTCAAATGGAAGACTCAAGATGGTACGGTCAAGTAGGTCGTAGATCAAAAGAGTTACAGGAAATTGTGCTAAGTGTCGGAAGTTAAATGCATTCGTCTCAATACAGGCGAAGTAATTATGGGGTTTGTCGAAAAAACTTTTTTCGGTGACTATATAATTATAGACCCACAAATAATACTCACAGTAGCAGATAGTGGCAAAATGGAAGTAAACTTTGCACCATGGATACCATACGCAAAAGAGTATAAATTTAAGATCAGAAAACCATTGATACAAACAGTTTTCGATCCAAAACCACAACTTGAAACAAATTTTAAAGTTGCAACAGGTAATAGAGGAGTTAGAGGTAAAAAATAATGAGTGTTAATAATATAGATGAATTCGTCACATGTGCTGATCAACTTATAGATATTCATGAGAACAACGAAGAAGATGTAGATTTTGCTATGGTTAGACAAACTATAATATTCCTAACACAATATGGTGATAGTAGTCATAAAACAAAGATAGATAGATTAAATAATATTCTATCGACAACAAACGGACAAAATCCAATCTATCCAGAAAAAGAAAACTTTAGCAGTATGTCAGTACCAGTTGCACCGGAGTCATTATGAGAAATTTTGAAAATAGAGTGCTCATGGCACAATTAAAACTAGCAGATGCAATGATCGAAAAACATAAGGTCAACATCGAAATACTAACCCATAACGTAAGTGGTGTAGCAGATCACCCAAACTTAATGAAGACAGTCGAAGATGAACTTGGTAAGATAGGTCATTGGGAAGAAATTAAGTCTGTAATTAAAAAACATTTCGATTTCGAAGGCAAAAGAACGTTGACAGAGTAACCAAACTGTAGTATACTTACAGTATGGATTTCTACACTAACGTTTGTCGCACACGTGACAAGATTCTCGTCACAGGTTATAAAGGCAATAAGAAGCAAAAACTTCAGGTCAACTATAGACCTAAACATTTTATACCATCTAAAAAAGGTCAAACACCATATCGTTCACTTGACGGCAGATACTTAGAAGTTGTCGAACTCAACTCTATGGGTGGTGCTCGTAAGTTCAGAGAACGATACGATGGTGTAGAAGGATTTGAGATACATGGTTATGACAGATATGTTTACACATATATCTCAGATAGATTTCAAGGCACAATCGATTGGGACTTCAATCGTATTAAGATAGCAACTCTAGATATAGAATGTGAATGCGAAGAGGGTTTCCCAGACCCTATGATCGCAGGTGAAAAAGTCAATGCAATATCAATCAAACCATTTAGAAAAGAAACTGTAGTTTTTGGTATTGGTCCCTGGGATCATCAGAAGACAAATGTAATCTATGTAGAATGTAAAAACGAGTTTGATCTTCTACAAAAATTTATTAAGTATTGGCGAACAGAATCGTTCGATGTCATTACAGGTTGGAATGTAAATAGTTTTGACATTACATATCTTTGTAATCGTATCGACAGACTTATGGGCGAAGATGAACATCGTAAACTTTCACCATGGTCTCAATCAAGTGTTCGTGAGTTTACAACTCAAGGTTATCAGAAACAACAAGTCTATGATCTACTCGGTGTCAATGTAATTGATTATCTAGAACTGTATCGTAAAAGAACATTTTCTAATCAAGAGTCATATCGTTTAGATCATATTGCAAATGTAGAACTCGGTAAGGGTAAATTAGATTACTCAGAATATGGTTCGTTACATACTTTATACAGACAAGACTATGCAAAGTTTCTTGAATATAATGTTCGTGATGTAGAACTTGTAGAAGAACTAGACAACAAACTTGGTTTCTTAGAACTGATTATGTCTCAGGCATATACTGCCAAATGTAATTATTCAGATACATTTGGTATGGTAAAGTATTGGGAAACTATCATATATAATTTCTTAAAAGATCAAGGTATACAAACCCCACCACAAAGACTCAAATCTGGTAATGATAAAACAAAACCTATAGTTGGTGCTTATGTAAAAGAACCACTTGTTGGTGGTCATAAATGGGTAATGTCTTTTGACTTGAACTCACTATATCCACATATTATTATGCAGTATAATATATCACCAGAAAAACTTATTAAAGGTGAACGTAAAGATGTATCAATAGATAGAATGCTTAACAAAGAGAATGATCTATCGTATTGTAAACAAACTAATACAACTGTAACACCAAATGGTGTATTGTTCTCACGTGACAAACAAGGCATGTTCCCAGAACTTATGGAAACTTTCTACGAAGAACGTAAAGAATGGAAAGGTAAGATGATTGCTTATCAAAAAGAACTACAGAAATGTGATGACCCTAAACGTAAAAGAGAACTTGATACATTAATTAAAAGAGCATACAACAATCAGCAAGTTAGAAAGATTGCACTTAACTCGGCGTATGGTGCCATGGCGAATCAATACTTTGCATTCTTCTCTATTGATCTTGCAGAAGCAATCACAATGTCTGGTCAAATGATTATCAAGTGGTCAGAGAAAACTATTAATGATTATCTTAACAAGATACTAGAAACAGAAGATGAAGATTATGTGATTGCCATGGATACTGATTCAGTTTATATCACAATGGACAAACTAGTACAGAAAGTATTACCAGATGCCCCAACAGAAAAAGTTATAGACTTTTTATCTAAAGCAGAGGGACAGATCGAAGATGTCCTTGCTAAAGGTTTCGATGATCTTGCAGAATACACAAATGCATTTCAACAGAAGATGCAGATGGGTAGAGAAGTAATTGCTGATCGTGGTATCTGGACTGCAAAGAAAAGATATATTTTAAATGTACATGATAACGAGGGTGTCCGTCTAGCAAAACCAAAACTCAAGATGATGGGTATTGAAACTGCAAAGTCGTCAACCCCACAATGGGTAAGAAACAAACTTACTGAAGCATTGAATGTTGTTATGACTCAAACAGAACAAGACTTATGGGCATTCGTAGAGACTGCACGTAAAGAATTTAGAAACTTACCACCCGAAGAAGTTGCATTCCCTCGTGGTTGTAGAGGGTTAGCACAATATAAAGATAGTACTAATATCTATTCTAAGGGTACGCCAATTCATGTTCGAGGTTCACTATTATACAACCACATGTTGAAATCCAAGAACCTCGACATGAGGTATGAAATGATTAAGAACGGTGAGAAGATACATTTTTCTTATCTCACTGTTCCTAATCCTATAAATGAAAATGTAATATCATTTATAAATGTTTTACCAAGAGAATTTGATCTGCATAGATTTATAGATTATGATATGCAGTTTAATAAATCTTTTGTTGAACCACTAAAAAATATTGTAACACTGTTAGACTGGAATGTAGAACCAGTCGCCAGTCTCGATTCTTTCTTTGCATAAATAACTATGTGGAAAACGAACTCGACAAGATCAAAGAACGTTTAGAGAAACTAGAAAAAGATTCTCACCCACCAATTGGTCTTGAATGTTTTACAGGGTTCAAAGAATTATGCGAGAGAATACAGAAGTTAGAAAATGCCATACTCAAAAGAAGTAGTTAAGAGATTCGAAGAAGTTCTTAACTCACCAAAACAATTTAGTGTAGGACGATTTGATCCTAATGATCCAAACGTAGCAACAGGAATGACTGGTGCACCTGCTTGTGGTGATGTCATGAAACTTCAATTGAAACTCGATGAAGACGAAAGAATTATAGATGTAAAATTTAAAACTTATGGTTGTGGTAGTGCGATTGCATCATCAACTATGTTCGTAGAGATGCTCAAGGGTAGAACTATCGAAGAGGCAAAACTTGTCAAAGATAGAGATATTGCAGAAGCATTACAATTACCACCAATTAAATTACACTGTTCTGTACTAGCAGAAGATAGTATAAAGAAGGCAATCGAAGACTGGGAGAGAAAAAAAGATGTATGAATATAATGTTACGATAGTAAAAATCGTTGACGGAGATACTGTTGATGTAGATATTGATCTCGGTTTTGGTATGACCTATAAAAAGCAAAGAGTTAGAATGATGGGCATAGATACCCCGGAATCTCGTACAAGAGATTTAGTAGAAAAGCAATTTGGTAAAGCATCAAAGAAACACTTAACAAGACTATTAGCAGATGCAGATAGTCTTACACTTATGTCACATGATAAGGGTAAGTTTGGTAGAATTCTTGGTGAAATATTTGCTCATCACGGAGAAGAAGAATTTAGTATTAATCAAAGAATGATAGATGATCATCATGCCGTACCATATAGTGGTCAATCAAAAGATGATATCGAAAGACAACATTTAGAGAACAGAAAAATTCTTCAAGAAAATGGCACAGTAGAAGTGCAAGGAGAATTATCAGTATGATCATATCATATATGGATATATTTTACTTGTCTGCCATCATCATCATTTTTGGTTACATAGTTCATATTGAAACTAGTCTCAAAATATTAACAGAGATGATGAAAGAACACACCAAATGTGAGTCTTTACAAGATGTGAAAAAGTCACTAGACGAATAAGCAATTCAGTGTTATACTGAATATATAAATTATGAGAGGTGCAGTATGAAATTTATTGACGAATTAGTTAAGGCATCAGGTAACGAATATGCAAATATCGTTGCAGACGGTGTCGCCGCTGGAGATGTAGATTCTTTTGTAGATACAGGATCATATATCTTCAACGCCCTATTATCAGGTTCACTATACGGTGGACTTCCAAAAAATAAGATTACCGCTATAGCAGGTGAATCAGCAACTGGTAAAACGTTCTTTGCATTAGGAATGGTAAAACAGTTTCTTGCTGATAATCCAGACTCTGCGGTAATCTATTTCGAATCTGAATCTGCGATCACAAAAGAGATGATTGAAGAAAGAGGAATCGATTCAAACAGAATTGTTATCGTGCCTGTAGTAACAGTTCAAGAATTTAGAATGCAGGCAATATCTATTCTCGATAGATACTTAGAAACGGACGAGTCAGAAAGACCACCGATGATGTTCTGTTTAGATTCACTTGGTATGTTATCAACTACAAAAGAGATCGAAGACACAGCGGCCGGTAAAGAAACTAGAGATATGACTAGAGCACAAATTGTAAAAGGTGCATTTAGGGTATTGACTCTCAAACTCGGTCGTGCTAAAGTACCTATGATTGTTACAAATCACACGTACGATGTAATCGGATCCATGTTCCCACAAAAAGAAATGGGTGGTGGGTCAGGACTTAAGTACGCCGCAT